CTTTTTCTTGTTGTAAAGGTGGCATCCCTACTGTAAAAGAAAAATATTGTGAGCCTATTTGTCTTACTTGTTTTTTACCAGATAAAGTCTGGTTCAAAAGCGTTGGTCTGTTATCTTTAAAATTTAAAGTTCTAAAGTTAGGGTCTGTTGGAAATTGACCAGACATTTACACAACCCCCATTTTGCCTTGATTGTTCATGGCGTTGTTTATGATTGATGTTATCAATCCTTTTCTTGATGCTAATAATTGATCAAAGCCAGCAGCATCTACTGTTGATATGTTGAAGTTGACTGTAGCACCGCCCATGCTTTGACCTTTTGTATGATCTATAACTGTTTCATTAGGATGTAGTATAGCTGGGAATCCACCCTTACCATCTACACCACCAGCTCTAGCACCTGAACCAGTATATCCTCCACCTTCAAAACCTAAACCTTCTAAAAATCCTTCAAATCTACCTGTGATAGGTGCAATTATCATTTTTTTAATTGCTATTCTTAATAGTTGCTCTATCACATAATCTGCAAATTGTTTAAATTCTAGTTTGCCAGCTTTTAAAGAATCTACAATAGAATCTTCAAATTTTTTCATAGAGCTTACTGTTAATTTTTGTAAAGATTTTTCTGTATCTTGTAATTCAGTCACAAAAGCTTGAACTGGTTGAGAAAGTTTTTTTGCATTTTCTCCTGTTTTCTTTATTTCTTCATTAACTTCTTTTAATGGTTCTGGTATTGTACTTACACTTTCTCTTATTCCATCAAACTTTGCTTTAAGAGCATCAACATCTACTATTGCACCATCAAACCAACCAAAAGCATTAAATAGATTTAAAGTTGCGTTGCTAAATGTTGCCATTGCTACAACAACTTTTTCAAAAGCATTAACCATGTTTACTGCAATAGTTCTTCCTAGTTCTTTAAAACCACCTACGGCTTCTGATGTAGTTTTTATTATATTAGAAAATCTTTCTACTAAACTCTGTAAAACTGGTAAAAATGCAGCAATAATATATTTTGTTAACGTGCTTATTTGTTTAAATAGAACATTTGATGTATCTTTAAACGTTTCAAAAGCATCTACAGTTTGACTATCTAATAACAAACCAGCCGCTTCTGCTTCTTTAAAAAATCCTTCTAAACCTTCTGAACCACCTTTTAAAGTATTAACTAATGCAGCACCTTCAGAATCAAAGAATTTAAAAGCTAGTCTTAATCTTGTTGATGCGTCTTGTGTGTTTTGTATACCATCAGCAACATCAAACAGAACATCTTTAGTACTTCTAAATGAACCATCGGTATTTTTTAACTGTATACCTAATTCTTCTAAAGCAGCTTTTGCCTCACCTGTTCCATTCTGTGCTTCACCAACCCTCCTTATAAATCTTTGCAGAGCCATATCTAATGTATTCTGAGCTATACCAGTTTGCTCAGCAGCAAACCTCATTTGTTGTAATAACTCTACATTAATCCCTAACTTATCAGCTGTTTTACCAAGTCTATCAACGGCATCAGTATTAACTTTAACAAAAGCTCCTATTGCAGCTCCTGCCGCAGTAGCAGCAAAACCAATACGTCCAACATTTTTAGCCGCAGCTGTTGATTTTGTTGTTACTTTTGTAAGACCTTTACTTATAGAGTTAAAGGCTTTTTTAGTATTATCAATACCTTGAAATACTATATCTAATTTATTTTTTGCCATTATGTTTCTCTTGTAAAACTTCTAAATAAGCCATCCAACCATTAAACTCGCGGATAGTGATCTCTTGTAATTCCGATAAGGTTTTACCAAGTCGATCAGCTAAAGCATATTGAGCAAAGAGCTCACTATCCTCTAGGAGTTTTTTCTTTGATCCTCCACAGAAGGAGAATCCATTATATCGGTTGCTATCCTTACTAAGACTTCTCGATCAACGTTATGCAAAAGTGACATTTTGTCACTTAATTCAAACATTTTGTCACCATTATCGTCTAAAGCTTTATAAATTAATACATAAGCCATCATTGTTAAATCATCTTCTTTACTCATTTTGTAAAGTTTAGATGTTTCTGCAAGAGTTAATGGTTTAGCAAATATTTTTAACGGTTGACCGTTGTCATCTGCCCATTCAGGCACTTCAATCACTTTTATCTCTTTTGATTCAAAGTGATTTTTAGCTCTGTCTATTGGTTTCATTAAACAGTAGATTCAGTTAACGCTCCGTTCCCTTGAACAGAAATAGATGCTTCTACCATACCATCAAACGAACCAGTTCTTGTTACACCTGTTACGATAGCACTACCTGAGTAATAAGTATCGCCAGCTGTATCACCTTCTGGATAAAAGTTTAATGTTACTTCAGAACCAACAGCTAAAGCTCCTTGACCACTTGTATCTGTTTCATCCCAGAATACATCAATAGATCCTGAAAACTGAGTTAAAGAAGGTTTATAAGTACGCGCGCTATCGCCCATACTTGTATCTTCAATTGTGTCAGCACTTTCTTCTATTGAATATGATCTAATTTCAGCTATAGCATTAGAACCGACTTTAACGGTGCCTTCGCTTCCTTTATGAGTCGCCATTTTCAATTACCTCGTCTTTCGACTTTTTAGAAGAAGATTTAATTGATTGGGCTGCTTCTTCTTTCCAACCCTTATTCAATAAAGACTCAACCTTAGAAGGGTGAGCATCTATAGAAACTTTTCCGTCTGGACTAATCATTTTCATAATTATCTCCTATGCTGCTACATCAGGACTAGATTGAGCAGTACAATATTCAACTATAAAATTCATTGTACATACACCAATTGGTTTTTCACCTTCTCCTGTGTAAGTTATTTCTGTAGATTCTAAATATGTATCTTTAGCCAAACCATCTAGTGTTGTATCGGCAGCTAAAGCAGACTCTACTTCTTTTGTAATAGTATCTATAGTGTCATCACTATTGGATACGCTTTTTACATATGCCTCTACGGCTAATGTTAGTTCTCTATTCATAAGTCTGTTTGTACCAATAACAACAGGCTCAGAATCTTCTGACTTTGTATAAATTATAATTGCAGGCAAATTAGCATTTTCTAAAGGGTAAACTCTAGATTGAAATACATTAGAAGATGTTGTAGTTAAACCGGTAAGAGTTGTTGCAACTCTTTCTCGTATTTGTTGTCTAATATGATTTGCCATTATTGTTCTTCTAATATAAGTTTTATGATTCCTGTTCTATCATTTTCTATATTTACTATTTTATAACTTGTTTGAGCTTTTAATACATTTCCATCTAGATCTTTATAAGCATTAACAACCAAATCATCTCCTGTTGCAACATTTTGTACATCATCAAAATATACATAAGCTACAGGTGTATATGATTCTATACTGACTTCTCCGTCAATAATATCATTATATTCTTCGTCTCTTATAACTTTAATTGTTTTTGATGTACCACCGAAAGGTGTATATGTTGCTGTAATTGCGTGGCCAAAATCACTATCAAAATAACCAGCAAAATCTTCGTCAAATTCTATATTCCAATCACTCATTCTTCTTCTAGTAATAAAGTAACAAAACCTACGTTATCTTTTTGAACGTTTATAATTTTATAACTTGTTTCTGGAGCGATAACTTTTCCAAGTTTTGTTGTAATTGGATTCACTATTAATCTATCAGCATGTGAAATATAAGGAGCATCTGTAGATTTTATATATGCCACAGGTTGATATGCATTAATATCAACAGACCCACCAGGTATACCAAAATAAGCTTGATCTAATATAAATTTGATATTTTCAGCATTGCCTGAATCAATATCATACCAAGTATCTATAAGACCTAGTCTATCATCCCATAAAGATTGTTGTACTTCAAAAAAAGTACCTGTTACTCCGTGTCCCGAGGTAGAAACATATGCATTAAAATCTGCCTGGGACTCTAATGCCATTATTTCTTAGCAGTTCTTTTGCTAACCTTTGGAGCTTCGGATTTTTCTAATCCTACGCTTCGATCTTTTTTTTCAGATTTTTTTTCAACATGTACGCTTGCTTTGTTATAGCCAATCAAAATATTACCTTCTTGTTGGTTTAATTCAACAACATCGCCTGCGCATACTTTTTTACCGTTTGCTACGGTATCAACCAATATTAAATATTTCATTTTTTTAAGCATGGGGGCATTACTGCCCCCATTCCAACTTAGCATCAGTTAATTAGTCTGATGATTTACAGAAGCTAACTGCGTGGCGAACCGCACAATCAACAGTTTGTAAAGCAACAATTCTAATTGTTCCTGATTTTGAGTTTGAGTAAGGATCAACTAAGATGTCCAAACCACCATACATACCAATTAATAGGTCTGCAAAGTTACCGAAGTAGTAATCACCGGCAGTAACTTGATTTGATTTAACAACATTATATCCGTTGACATTACCACCTGGCTCAACAATAAATTGAGCTGTGTTAGTAGCTTTTTCAACAGTTTTTAAGTTGCCATAATCAGCTGGTCTCATAATATAACTTAAAGAACCAAGTAGCGCATTATCGTTTGCTACTGCAGATTCCATAGCTACAAGCTCTGCCCATGTTGGGACAGCTGCAGCAAAAGTTGTTGTATTGATTCCAGATGTATTAGCAATACCTGTAGGTTGGCCTGAAGTTCCTGAACCAGCTAATGCACCAAGGTCAATAGAAGTAGCTATTGATCTTGTTAAATCATCTCTGATTAGATTTTCAACATCTAAAGATGA